GCAAGTTGTGATATACCAAAAGTAAATGGAGGACCTATAAATTGCATACTATGAACAGATGTGTCTGTTAGAACAATTGTTTCTCTTCTTGTTTTAACAGCAGTTACTATTTCAGAACCAGAACCAATTCTTAAATCACCCGCAGTATTAGTTGCACTAGGTGTCCAAAAAAAAGGATTTTCTTGTGAGCTAAATCTTACAAGTAATCTGTCCTGTGTATCAGAACCTAAAGGATTTGCACCAAAACAAATAACATGACGATCTCTTTCAGAAACAATAACTTTTCTTGATTTTCTAGGAGCATCATCTGATAGCTCAAGTAAATTTTTTGCTCTTGAAGTAACTCCTAAACTTTTATCCCAATAAAAAACAAATCCATCTTTTTGGTTAAATATTAAATCTTCGCCAAAATTATCTTGTGACCATAAACGTAAACTACCACCTCCCGCAGTTTCTCCAGAAGCCGAACCCCAACCATCTGCACCCCAAGTACCCGCACCATAACCATCACCAGGAACAACAGTATTTATACCTATATTTATTTGATACTCTGCATCAGCTGATCCTGCACTAGACAGAGCAGCATCTGCATTTCCACTAAGAGTAATGATGTAACTATTAGAATTTGTTATTGATGTAATTGAAAATTCATTATTAAGTTTTGTGTTTAAAGCACTATTACCAGTATTAGCATTACTAAAAGTAACAAAACTATTTGCTATAGCTCCATGACCAGAATCATTTACAGTAGCACTAGCACTGTCGGTTGCCGTTATGAATGTAATAGCCATTATCCCTCATCCACAAAATTTGATACTGATGCATTAAGTGGCACAACAGTTGTTGTAATAGTAACTGTTCCAATTGCTCCGACACCAGGAATAGTTGCTACTTGTTGATCCGATGTTCCAAGCTCACCAGTAGAAGACACGCCATCTACTATCACTGGAGTAAAAGTTGCGTTAGAAACTGGCGATACTGTCTCACTTCCAAGTGCCGTTGTTCCCACTACTCCACTTAAAGTAAAAGCAACTGTTTGACCATCTAAATCAAAAACAACTTCTCCATTTACAACTTTACGTCTCAAAGGAGTTATATCATTGTAACCTTGTGATTCCTCAATATAAAACTTTATTTCAGTACCTATCCCTAGATAACTGTTACCTTCTAAATTTGCCCAAGAGTGTAAAGATCGTGAAGAGCCAAGAAAAGTATTTATTGAATATTTTTCCCAACCACCTAATTTTTCTGGATACCCAAAACGAAATCTAACAAGATCGCAATCTTTCCAACCGCCTTTATTGGAATAAGAGGTTGTTTCTTTATTAATACCAGGTCTGAATTTTAAAGAAGTAATTGTCATAAAACAATTTTACCTCAAATACTAAATAATTACAATGCTATTTACTTTTTGAGAAGTTTCAAATAGTTGTTATTAAAAAAACAAGTAGTTTTAGCTTTATTAAAAAATTCAATTTGTGAAATAAGGTGTGTTTTTACTTTAACTTTAACATCTTCCATAGGTATCATATGTATAATTGGATACCCTCCTTCTAGTAAAGTTACATTTGGGTTTTCTTCTGTGCCACCTTCTTGTTTAAATAAATGAAAAAATATATGTATTTGAGGTATCCAATGAAAACGAGTAATACCATTAACAATCGTTATGTTTATTCTCTTACTGTGATAGTGACAGTTTGTTAATAAAAAAGGAATTTTTGTATTTTGTTTGATCAACCACGGAATAGTGAGTTTGTGAAAATGTTCAGTAAAATTATGTAATGATATATGTTCGGGATCTAAAGTATTATAACTTTTGACATTGTATATATTGTTCGTGTGCCATGTACCTATTTTAACATCACAGGGTAAAGGCAACACAGCACCTTTTTTAAATAAATCTAGCATTCCTCCACATTTTTTTATGCTAAACAAAGGATCTAATATCTCTTGATCTGTTGGTTTTGGTGCGTTTTTAAACCAATCAGGTATATGATTTATTGATTCTGTGATAGGAAACCTTTCTTTCACTACGTCAATAAAAGTAAAACAATCTAATACTGTAGTTTTCTTTTTAAATAAAAAACTAATCATAGTGGGTTACCATATTTATCTCTTATTTTATGTATAATGTTATGGTCACATTTAGCACATTTACCACAAAAATATGTACCACTCCAACAACTTCTAACTAAACCTTTTAATTCCCAAGGCAAAGAATCCCAAGCCTCTTTTTTTGTCTCAAATCTATCTATGTCTGTTCCGTTGTATACTGTTTTAGGTGTTAAAAGTTCAACCTTATGTTTAAAGGCAGTTCCGCTATCTATATAATTTTGCATACGTTCATCATAAAGATAGTCTTGCGTATAGCCATATCTCTCATAAACTAATCTATCGCAGTAGCTAAACCATCCCGCCCACATTTTTTCTAGTCCATGTGCTCTAGCGTAAAGTGCTCCGTAAAAAGCACACCATTGATCGTCCTTACCAAAGTAGCCTTCATGGTTGGATTTAAAATCTAAATCTAAAAACATTGATGCTCTTGAAAATTTAAAGCCTCCATAATGAATATTAATATATTTTAAGACTTTCTCTACAACTTGTGCCTGAATAGGTAATCTACCATATTGATCGGCACACCAACCTAGTTCTAAATACAAAACTCTAACTGGTACTTTTTTCTTTAACAAGTCAATTAAAAGAATAGTGCTATCAGGACCACCAGAAAATAATACTAATTCATCCACAACTAAATCCTAAAAGGAGGCTTGCCTCCTACTAAAACAGGATTTATGTTTTTTAAAACTTCAAAGTTAGAAGCATGAATACCTTGTCCTAAATAGTTTATATTTATTGTAATTCTAAATGGAACATTTGTGGGTGCTGAACTAGCATGAGGTGTGCCAGGATTAAATAATAATAACCTATTTTCAATTGATTCTATGGGTGTGCCATCAAACATATATGTGGGTGCATCACAAGTTGTAACAAAAAACAATGCTCCTTGATGCCCAAAATCATAATCAACATGAGGAGCATGTATATAAGGACCTTTCATACTAGGTACATATAAGTTAGCTTTCATTCTTAAAAGAGAAATCATATGCAATTTAGAAGAAATGTTAATAAAAGGTTGTTCGTCTATACCTTTTGTCCATTCATTTCTAGCTCCATTTTCATGGTGATAAATCATTGTAGCCATATAAAAATCATTATTGTTTTTATCATTTCTATTTATTTGATTTGAAATAGTCCAAAAAGGTAAATTAGCTTCTGTTAAATATGACTTTAAAAAACCAAATTCTTGATAAGGTAAAAAATCATCATAAACAACAAAATAAGGATCACCATGAGATTGATGCTTTTTTAACGCTTCGGTTGCCTGTTCATGGTTCATTATTTAAAATGCTCCCCTAGAAACCAACAAACTATACTATGTCTGATTCCCTCTGTTACTGGTTTAATTCCATGCTTTATATAAGAAGGAAAGAAAACTGCTGTTCCTTGTGCTAAAGAATCTGTTACAATAAATTTTTCTTCATCATCTGGAAAATGTAACCTACCCCCCTCGTAGTATTCTGGAGGAGTTAATTGAACAGACATAGAAAGTTTTCTAACCATAGGATTATTAAGATCGTCATACATGCCATCAACATGTGGAGAGTAAAATCCTTTATTTTCTGAATCATACCTTGTGACTTGTATAACTTCTACACTTTTCATATTAAATTGATAAAATTGATTATTAACATCTCTTACTAACTTATAAATAGGGTGAAATATATCACAACTATCTATATTGTTATCTATCCAAGAAATTGTGGATCTTCTAAGTTTTGGAGCATGCTCTCCATTATCAACATTATTATTTACAGCACTACCATTAATTTTTCCTACTTGAAACTGTGTCGCAACTTTTAAAACATTATTACAGTATTCTGGAGTAAATGCGTTTTTTGCAACTATAATATTTCTTTTCATTTAACTATTTCCATTTTTGTATATAATTTATCTCTACGATCATATTTATGTTCTGGGTAAAAAGAACCTTCTTTTTCAATGTAATGTAAAAAAATTTGTCTGTGCCAATCATACTGTAAAGGTTTTCTCCAATGTTCTTGGCTAAAACCTCTATACACTACTGCTTCTCCTCTCTGTAACTTAAAAGAGTAACCATCAACAAAAATATCCCAAGGATCATTATCCTCTGACATGTCTATACATAAAGTAACACTTATTTGACAAGATGGACGATCCACATGTCTTATAAGAGATTGACCTTTATAGTAAGTTCTCCAAAAACTATAAGCAGATACTAGTTTTGTATTTAATGCTTTTTCAATCTGAGGCTTACAATATAGTAAAAGACTCTCTGTGACAGGATCACAATAAACAGATTTCATTCCATCCCATACATCATTGCTTTTTGTAGTAGGGACAAAGTTTTTTTCCCAATAATCTATATGAGTGGATAGACAATTAGTATGTCCTTGTTCCAATAAAATAATTTTTTTATTTTCTATCATCAGCTTATTGTGTTTCCCTGCACACAACTTAAAACAAAGTTTTAATTTTTACAAGTTAAATAGAAAATAAGGACGCTTTTAATTTAGATACGTTAAAGTTTTTTTCTAATTTTATACAATTTAACTCCAAGGAAATTCTGTTTTTTCAGAAGCATCTTTTATATTTAGTTCAAATTGTAATATATTATCTAAATATTCTTTAATTGATGCAACGGTAGATGAAGTCATTCTTGATTCTACCCAAGATTTAGCGTTAGCTTCAGTAACACTAGCATATGCAGTAAAGCCACTTGCTAAACCACTAGTGTTCATGTCTAAGTCCACTTCGTGAGTTTTAGAAATGCTAGAATCATCACCACTAGTTCCTGTCAAAGTTGCTTGTATTCTTACTATAACATCTGAATATGTAGTACCATCAACTGTTAAGTTTTTGGTGTGTAGTTTATCAATTACCCATTCGTATTTGTTAGCCATTATTCTGTACCTCCTGCGACTGTACCATTGTTTGTAAAAGTTATAATGGAAGCCCCTTCTAAGTAGTTTCCTGCGGCTCCAACAGATCCAGCTGCTCCTCCAGCTTGACCATTTCCAGTTGAGTTTGTTCCCGCTTGACCTGCTTGACTAGCAGTGCCAGCAGTACCATAATTACCTCCAGCCGCTCCATTCCCACCATTCCCACCATTCCCAGCTTGACCTGTAGTACCAGATCCACCACTTGCTCCAGCATCACCTCCTGGTTGGTTTTGAAAACCTCTGCCTAAACCTCCAGCTCCTCCAGCAGCTCCAGCATGTCCTGCTACTTGTGTTTGTGATTGTTGTTGTTGAGGAAAGGTTCTATAGATAGGTTGGCGAATTAGAGTGCCTTGTGCTTGTCCTTCACTATCAGTAGTAACTCCACTTGAATATCCACTACCAGTTTTATAATAAGTATACTGTCCTGCTGATAAAGAAGAAGCAGAACTTCCACCTTGAGCCACGACTGAACCACCCCATACTGCTTTCGAGAAGTCATATGAGGACCAGCTTGTGCTTTGAAACTCATAACCATTCGCTGCTGGAGCGGGATAAGTTTGGCTCTGACCAGTGGTTTGTTGTTGAGACTGTTGTTGCAAAGCACCACCAGCACCACCACCTCCACCACCAGCACCACCGCCTCCACCTGCTAAGATAGAACCATTGTTTACTAGGGTGCATGGAACTGCCGCTTTAATTGCATCACCACCTGCCGCACCATTACCACCCGCTGAAGCAGCTGAACCTGCGGCTCCACCTGCTCCACCTGCTCCTATAATGACACCATTGTTTGTAATAGTAATAGTACCATCACCATTTGCATCTATTTCAAGACCATATTCTGCTGTGTCATCTGCACCTAATGTTGTTCCACTTGGAACTAAAATGTCTTTAGGGTAATCTACTGCATAATCGTCACCGAATAGTGTGCTGGCATTTGGTTCAGTTATACTTCCAGTAGCAAAGGTAAATCTAAAGCCTTTAGCTTGGGCATAAAAATCACTAACATCTAAAGCACCCGCAGTAGGCAAACTTGCTGCAAGATTCACGGCTTGACTGTTTGCAGCTTTTTTTCTTATGTTAGAGCCTCCTCTGTAAAGGTCACCTAAACCAATAGCACTACTACCACCTACAAATTCTGTTCGTAGTGCAGAAAAGGATACAGATTGTCCAGAACTAGGTATAGCCATTTACTTCGCCTTTAATTCTTCTATTTCATTTTTTAATTCTTTTATAGCTTCAATAAGAACAGAACACATTTTACCATAATCTACTGACTTTGTTTGCATATCATCATCTGCCGTAAGAACAACTTCTGGTAGAACTGCTTCCATGTCTTGTGCTAAAACACCAACTTGCTTTCTAGCATCTTCTACATCATTTCTTTTGTAATAAACACCTTGCATCTGCATAACTTTATTAAGACCATTTGTTATTGGTTCAATGTCAGTTTTTAATCTTTTATCAGAAAAAGCCGTTACATCATTATTAAATGTTGCGGCTCCAGCAGCAGACATGTCTATTGTTAATGCTGTTATCTCACTTGTTGCGTCTTGCCCTTTGATAATAAAGTCTTTGTCATCAACTTGTGTGTTAATTATAAAATCACTTGAAGAATTTGAAATTTTTGCAATTAGTGTACCTGCATCTTTAAATAAAATATCTGCCCCATCTGCATCAAGAATAATGTCCGCAGCAGAATCTAATGTCATATCACCAGAGTTTGTTTTAATTGTGCTTACATTTACCGCACCACCAGATAGATCTAAATCTACAAAAGCATCAATAACTGCGGCTCCACTACCTGCTCCATCTAAATATACTGCTTTAGTATCCCCAGCACCGATAGTGATATTTGCTCCACTACCTTGACTAATTATAATGTTTTGAGAACCACCAGTTGCATTTTCAATAATATGAAATCGTTTAAGTGTGTTTGGACCAATAGTTATAGTACAAGCAGAATCTAGTGTACCAGTGTATTTAAGAAATAAAGCTCTACCTGCGTCACTAGCTCCATCGGCTATGGTAGTTGTATGAGTATCAGCGTTGGTTGTTATACCTTCAGTTCCAAAACCTAATGCTTCACCAATAAGTTCTAAATTAGTATTGGTTTTTGTACCCCAAGTTCCCGACTGTTCACCAGTATTCATCTCTTCAAGTCTTAAATTATTTACAAACGTACTTGCCATTATGCCACCTCTCTCCAGTTAGCTATTTGATCTGGAACTATTAAACTGTATACTAATTCTTCTCCTGTACTACCAATAGCACCAATTCCAATTAAAGATACCACAGAACCACCCGTGATGGCAAGTGTTCCTACCGACATTTCCATTCCAACTAATGTAACTGCCGTATTAGAGTCTGCTGTTACTGACTCTGACCCTAATGCCATTGTTCCTATAACATTTGTAACGGGAGCTCCCGTAGTGGTCAATATAGTATAAACATCTGGGGTATTAGCAGTCCAACCCATAGCACTATGATTAGTACAATAATAATATAATGTATTTGTTCTAGCTGGAACAGTTATTTCTGTGTAAGCTCCAGCTGATCCTGGAGTACCATTAGTTGTTACACCACTTGTAAACTCTGAACCACCACCATGAGTACCATTCGCAGTTAAACTAAACCTTAATGGATGACCACTATTGCTACTATCGCTTTGATCAAATCTGTAAGTATTCTCTTCGTATAAGTCTAAAGTCACATCTGCGGTAGCCGTTGAACCATCTATTGCAAACTTATTAGTTGATCCAACATTGTAGTATGGATGATTTGCAGGATTACCCGCTACAACAGTAACAATCTTTGTAATAGTGGCAGATTCATATCCACTTATAAGAGCAGAAGCAGAAAGACCAGTTTCAACAACAACACTAGTTCCAGTTACACCTTCTTCACCAAGCGCTCCAGTTGCGGACAGTCCAGTAGCTACAAACCTCATTTGTGCATCTACTACTTCATTGCCAACGGATACAGTACCAGCAACTCCAGTTACACTGAAATTACAATCACCAAATATTGTTGGAGTTTGAATTAAACCTTGAGCAACATTTGTGGTAGGAACAATAACTTGACCTACATCGGCAAAAACACCGCCACCCCAAACACCAGAACTCCAACCACCAGAACCCCAACCAGTCATAAAACCAGTTGTACCAGATACTCCAGTAACAGAAAAAGTTATTGGTATTTTAGGAAGAACATTGCCAACGGTAGTTGTACCAACTATTCCAGCTGGAGTAATAATAAAAATACTACTGGCAGATACAGTACCAACAGAACCAGTTGCTTGAAGACCAGTTTCGACTAATACTGAACTAGCTTCAACACCTTCATCACCAACAGCAGTTGTTCCTGCTACACCAGTAACAGAAAAAGAGATATTACCTATACCTCCCCATCCAACAGCACCCCAAGTGCCTTGACCCCAGCCGTTAGCCATAAAACCTCACAATTGTTCGGTTAGGCTATTCTTATAATAGCGTTTGAAGCGTCAGCAGTTGGAAACTGGACTGTAAATGTTCCAGATGTTGATGTTTTATTACTTGAAAAATCTAATACAGCTACTGCTTTATCACCGTTTGTATCGTTATAAATCAACGCACCCATAGCAGTTATGGTTGCTGTAGTAAAACTTAAATCTGCAAAATCTGTAAACGCAGTTGTTCCAGAACTAGTTGGTGCAACTTTTGTTAAAGCACCACCACCAGCAGTATAACTTCCACTATTTGCAACTTCACCAGTTGTTGTGTACGCTGTTGTAGTCGCTCCTAATGTTGCAGTAGTAGAAGATTTACCACCACCACCTTCTGCGTAAAGTGCTAATTTAAAAGCATTTCCGTTTGTTGCAAAGTTGTGTGTGCCTGTCAATAACTCTGTTTTGAAGGACGTACACATTGCTTGTGCTATTGCCATATTATAATCTCCTTATAAGTTCAGCCGTTTCTTTTTGACCACCTGATAGCAAGGCTTGAATGATAGTACCACGCTCTTCGCTTCTTGCCAAGAGTAGATAATGATACATGACATTTTTAAGATGTTCTCTAAATTGATTGGCTTGTTGCCTTATGTGTGCTGGGGCTTCGTCTGATATGCTCACTATCTTATCAACGGCTAAATCAGCAATCTGCTCGTTTGTTAGACCTCCTTTATCAGATGTCATAACATTAACTTTACCAGCTTGCGATATTCCTACATTAAACATTTATTTCTCCTCATACGTTACACCTGGTATATCTTTTCTACCTATTATATTAGGTTTTTCTTCTATTGGATCAGGTGGTTCTAGTTTGGATTTTCTTGTGATTAACATATTACCTTGAGTTGCTGTTGTAACAAGAGGGTCATCTAATCTATGATAACCATATAATTTTTCATCATCTGGAATGTTTGTGTCTAACAAAGAACTATTATGTGCTATATTTAATTTTATGTTTTTTGTTACAGCTATTGCCAACCAAAACTCACAACAAGCTCTTCCTGCTTCTGCAAAGCCAACATTTTTATGAGTGAAGTCAATACCATATAAATGAAGTTCGGATACTTTTTGTGCTACCGCATAAGCGATTGCATACGCAACAGTATTGTTTAAATAAGCAAATCCCGTTTTTTCAATAACTTCTTGCAATGGGTATTCAACAACATCTGGACACCTTTCATCTAAACAACAAGAAAAAATAGGTACATCTATTTTAGCTTTAAGCCTGTCTTGCATAATATCTGTTTGTGTTCCTGCATTTGGAGTGTCAAGAAATCTTGAAGGAGGATCTAACATAAAACATTTGTCATGGTAAATTACACCAGACATTGAGTTTATTGCCCAAACTTCATCAAATTTTTCACTACGAATTTTCGCTAGTATATATTCAGAAAAACTATTACCTAGCGCAACAATAGCAATACTTTTGTTTCTCATTTCTCTACCTTTTATTGTTTTGGAACTTTAACCAAACCCTCCCTATAAGCGTCTGTATTTTCTAAAGCCTCTCCATATATCTTCAATCGGCTGATGGCTTCTGTAAATCTTGCAGTATAAAGTTGTAATAAATCTGTTTCGCCTTTCATAAAAGTATAGGCTTCGACTAAACAAGCATAAAGCAAAGCATCAGAAGCATTTTCACTTATCCATGTTGTTCCACTGTCATCAGTTGTTAATGAAGCAGGTCTATAATAATAATGCAACTCAACTGAATAACTAGAATCTGGTGTCGGTGCAACAATAAATGTACTTACGTCAAATGAAGAATAAAATCTTGGGCTTCCTGTAGTGCTTGGATTAGGATTAAATTCTTGTATATAGTTCACATCTTTCTGCAATAAAAAAACATTTTGACTGCTTGAATTAACGTAAGACAAAGAAAATGTTGATAAATAATCTGATGGTTTTTCTAAAAATTTATTTCCACTAGTCATTCCACCAGTAACATTTTTTCTAAAATAATCTAAATCAACTACTTTAAATATTCTTTCTTCTGCATTTTTTATAAAAAAAGGTATTTCTGCAACAAATGTAGACTCATCATTTTCTGTCCATTCTTGAATTGATGCAGTTAAAGTTGTTAAAGTAAAACTCATGTTACACTCACTGTTACCGTACCTACACTTGCAGTAGCACTAAAAGATGTTAATAAACTTCCTAAATTTCCTAAACCTTGATTAGTGTAAACTATAAAAGCCTTATTGTCATCTTTAACGTCTGGTCTAGCATTCCTTATAGCTTCTGGATCTGCTGAAACTCTTGGAGGAGTTAGTTGAGGATGTTTTTCTTCATATTCATCTTTGCCAACTAAAGAACCATTCCATTCTTTACGCATGTCTTTAATTCTGTATCTAAATCCAGAACGATCTGATAGACCAAAAGCATGTTTACCAGATGCAAAAGATCCCATTATCCTACCCTATAAAAACTTAATTGAGGCGTTACAGTAAATGAAGACCTGTCTCTATCTTCACCCATAGCTCTTTCAAACTCTTCTTCATAAACACTTTTTAATAATTGTATTCTGTCTGGCGCTCTCTTCATAGCAATATAATATGCAAGTCCAGCCGTTAAACAAGGATAAAATCTAAATGGTATTTCCATTGTGTTTGTCACACCATCAGCATCTTGTATTCTAG